TTTTGAAGAACTCCATTTACGAATATTAGTAAAACAGCATCTAGATCAATCAATGCAGACTGTGTATTTGTATTATCTTTTTCAAAACTTAATAATTGTCCATTAAAGAATAATGGGAATCTAACTCTAGAACCATCTTGTAAATTTTTAATATCATCAATAAAGTCTATTTCACCAAACTGCCAAGCAGAGAATTTATCATTAAATATTCCTAAAACTTCAAGTTCAAACTCATTAATTGGTTTTGTTAAGTGTGCAGCAGTAACTAATCCAACAGGTTTAAATTTATCACCAATTTTAAATGAATGACCTGGTCTTGCTATTTGGAACTTAGATATTTCAAAAGTAGTTGAACCAATACCAACTGTTGTTCTCGATGCTCCTACTTGGACATCAATCAGTAAGTTAGATCCAGTATCTGTTGTTGCTCCAACACCTAATCTTGATACACCAACAATAGGTAGATTATCATAGTTAGGTTCTGGAATTATTATTTCTGGATTTACATAACTTGTTCCTGCAGAAACTATATTAAATGAAAGAGTTCCTCCAACACCTACTGTTGCAGATACTTCTGCACCAGTTCCACCGCCACCACCTTGACCAACAAAAAATGTAATTGTATCAAGTGTAGTTGCTCCTATACCAGTCTGTATCCCTGCAAATGGATCTTTACCACCTACACCATCAGATGCAATTCCTTTAGTTTTAGATACTTCACGAGGATAAGGATGATTAGAGAAGAAATCATCTTTAGAACATTTGAATACTAATCCACCAGTGTCAATACCAACAGTATCACTAGTTGTAAATGTATGATTTGGTATGGTTAGTATTAAATTACCAGTATGAGAAATATACTGAGCGTCTGTTGCGGTAAATCCTTGACTTGCTGCTCCTGAGAACGCAGTTTTCTTAATTGATCCAATTCCAGAACTTACAAATCTATGTTCATATGCTTGATCTGTTACACCAATTGCAACTGATCCACCACGATATCCTGAACCAAAATTAAGATCTTCAAAAAATTCATATGCATGACCACCACCTTGATAAGTATGTGGAATAGTGCTCGCACCTGCTTGAACTTTAAATGTTCTATCAGAAACGATACCAACAACAAATAATGGTCTTTCGTGATCTTGGAAGATTGTAGTTGTAACTCCTACATATCCACCACCACCGATTGTTTTAACTGCATCAGCGGTTGCTGAAACAAAAGTATGAACATATTGATCAGATGGTGCAGATGCACCAACATTAACTCTGAATGTATTAGTAGTTACGTTACTTACTGTTAAATATTGACCTGAAGCGGGATCAGTAGGACGAGGATATGGATGGTTAGTCGCATTACTATCTTTACTACAAGTGAATACTATTGAATTATCATCAAGAACCACTGCATCACCATTGACAAGTCCGTGATTTGCAATAGTTAAAACAAGATTACCATTCGCTGGATTGTAAGTTGCATTTGTAGGTGTTCCTACAACAGTTTTAGGGCATCTAAATTCTAATCCTTTGAGTTTAACAGTGTTGGGTCTTTCAAGTCCGAAACCGTGAACAGTATTAGTAGTTACTGTAATAATACCTGTGATATTATCGTAAGCAGCAGTCTGAATACCTAGATTAAATCCTGATGATGTACCAATACCAACAATACTTGTCAATCCACCAGCATTATTTTTAAATGCTTTAACTTTAGCACCGTGTAATGGTGCATATCCAAGTCCAGCGGTTGATCCTAGAGAAACTATTATTCCACCTCTTGGAACTTGGTTTTGGTTTATATCAGATTCTGAAACTATGAAATCACCATTAGTTGATGTTATACCAGTAAACTCAACAGTTGATATACCTGCTGTTGCATCTGTTATAAATTCATAATTATTACCTGCATTATTTAAAGTTTTTGGTGTTTGGAATATGCCATTTATGAACAGAATTCCATTACCAACTCCTATACCTGATGAAGTATTTGCTCCGCCAACTTTAAGACTGTATGTTTTTCCTATTCCTGTGAAGTCGTCTGATATATCATCAAACAACATATTAGTGGTATAATCGCTTCTTAAGAAAGTTCTTCCACTAAAATCAGCTTTAACAAATGGTAAGTTTGTATCATCTTTTCTTGCTCTTGTATTTCCTTTTGGAGGATCTGTAAAATGTAAAGTACTATCAACTATGTTAAATGAACCTCTATGTAATCTAGCTTCTACTCCACCTGTATGTGTTGTTGCAGCAATACCTAATTGACCTCTTCTAACTTTAATTGATGGTAAAGTTGCAATACCTGCTGCTACATCTGTTGCATCATTAATTGTACCTGTTGGTGTGCTTGAGAAACCAACTTCAGTAACAATCATATATTCATCATCAACTTTTAGTATATCAGATGTTGTTATAGATCCTATTCCACTTAAAACAAATTGTGTAAGAGCAACTCCTATATTGTTATTATGTGTGAAACCATCAAAAATTCCTAAAGTATGAGATATTTTTGTAAATGAAACAGGTTGTTGAACGACACCATCTAATCCAATAATTGTTTTTGTAAGTTGTTTAGTCATTGACAACTTATGTAAATTACCAGAACCACTACCAGTAAATGTTACTGCTGCACCTGATGAGACATATTCGGGTCGTGTATATAATTCAAATTTATTTTCATCAATAACTTTTGCAAAAACAGTGCTAGGTAATATTGTTGTTACAACACCTGCTGTATTAGTTGTTTGACCAATTGAAACTGCAGTTGCTGCTACTCCTGTAAATGTTGATCCAGGTGTGTATGTTAATTGTTCGTTGGTATTAAAGAAGTGATTAGGTATATTAAATAAACCTGTAGATTTAACTAATCCCACACCATCTGTAATTGAATTTATTCCAACAGGATTAAATTCTTTGATATAAATTGGTACTCCTTCAAATTTTAAATCAAACGCTGTTTTGTTTGCTCTTAGACCACTCAAACCATCGTATGATGAGAGGAATAATTTTTCTGTAACTCTTCCGTGTGTGAGTTCTTGAGGTACATTAGAAAAATCATTTGAAGTGTAGAATATTTGACTGTAAGATTGAACTTCAATCAATGAGTCAAACTCAGCATCTGGATAAAATCTCAAATTAATATTACTTCCAGATATTTCACCACCAAAAGTACCTATACCAGTAGTGGAACCCGCAGAAACAAATGGATATTGAACAGTTAAGATATCATCATCATCTCTTAATGAAATAATTTGATGTATTGCAGATGTTTCTCCACAAGATACTCTTACAATCGATTTGACAGAACTATCATCATCTTTGTTTATTGTATTGTAAGTTATTGTACTTGCTGTACCAGTTGCATATTTTGATTCTAATCTAGCACTTCTTTCTGTGCCAGATGGTTGACCAATAGTCAAAAATCTATGTGTTCCAATTCCAGTTGTGGTGGTTCCTAATCCAACGATATTTGCTCTTACTTCAAGTGGATTGACTCTATCATTTTCACATTGTAATTTTACTAAGTTATTTTCAAATCTAGCAGTTATCACACCTACTGATGAATTACTGAGACCTAATGAAGTATCAATGTATGTTTGAGAAGCAGTAGTTTTTGTTCCGTCAAAATCTACGATAACTTCATTATAATTAATTTCTTTAGTGATACTATCTTGTACAAAAACACTTGCATAAAGACCATTAAAATCTGTATTAGGGAATTGAGCGATTGTTGTTGTAGTAACTCCAATTGTAGTACTACCAACTCCCACATTTGATCCAACTAAATCTACTTGCCCAACCGCTTGTGTTCCAATACCAGTTAAATCTGAATTAAAATCTATTTTTAATATTTTAATATCATGATCCTTAGTAAATTTTTCAGTGGGTGTAAATATAAGATTTTTTTCTCCAGATGTGGTTATTTCTGTTGAAAACTCTCCTAATTCTAAAGTTGTAAAATCAGTTGTTTTTTCAAGTAAGAATGCATTATCAGTTGTAGTTAATGTTATAAGTTCTGAGAATTGGACATCAAATGTATCGGGATCAACAATTTGTATTAAATAATTTCCAAAGTCTTCTGTAAGTTCTTCTATGATAGTATTATTTTCTTGGAAACCTGTGCTTGAAAATTTATCACTTATGTCATCGTGAACTAAAACCCTATTTGATTTACATCTTGTAAAGTCTGTTAATGTCCTATTTGATAATTCAATAAATTTAGAACTGTTTCCTCTTGTTTCATAATCTCTAGCAAGATCAAAATTATTAATAGCATCAACTCTTTGTTGTTCATCTAAATCTAAAACATTTAGAACATCAAGAACTATTAAATCATTTGTAATTGCAGTGGTTCCAATACCAACAGAGACTTGACTTTCAATTGAAGTATCTGCAAAATTCTTTAATCCAGCAGGATGAACGAGACGATTTACTGGGTTAACAAATTTATCCCATTCAATCGTGCTTTTTACTGTATATGATAAATTTTGATAGTAATCATTATTTGGAGTTACTTGATAGTCTTCATTTAGTTTACCAATGTCATCTAACCAACCATATTCTTGTCTGTTTGAAAAATCTGTTTTGAATTTTGCTTTATTTGAAATTAAACTTGTTATTTCTGCAGAAACGTTACTTGATCTACCTAAAATCCTATCACCAGTTTTAAGATCAAATTTACCATCAATTTTTATGTAATCATCTCTTATTTCAACTACTAATAAATCTGTTTTTATAGAGTTAACAATTAAAGACTCATTTAACTCAAATTCACCTCTTTCTTGAATAGGTTCAATAACTGGGTAATTTGATTTATTAATTATTGAGGCATAACCTGACTGGAATGTTTTTGCAATACCAGGATTGGTTGTCAAACCTGCTAAATTGAATTTAAGTATTGCTTGTGTTCCTGCAATGTAATCTGCAATTTCAAAGAATTGATAATTGTAATTTTCTGAATTAAAACCATCACCTACTACAGTTGTGTTTGTTGAAATACCGCCCTGAGTTGCACCAACACCCACCTCTCCAATTCTTTGTATTCCTTCAACAAATATCTCATCTCCTATTGCAAATGGTTGTGGATCAACAAATCCATTCATAGGTGTTTCTAAGAAACAAGTAACCATACCAGATAAACTTGTTTGAACAGAATTTATACCAATACCATTTGAATTATTGATAGCAATAATTTTATGATTTAATGAGTCTAATCCAGTTACAGGAGCAATAACTTTTACATTTGATATTGTTTGATTAGGTGCGATTGGTTGTAATGAAGAATTATCAACAACTATATTTCTAACAGGATTGAAAACAAGTAAATTAGGTGCGTTTATATAATTAGCACCACCACTTATAATATTAACATTTTCAATAACATCGAGATTATCAATATTTACAATTGGTGATACAAATGCCTCTGGACTTAGAGTTTTATCTGATGAATATTCATATCCAATATCAACTATTCTTACATCATTAATTCTACCAATTGAAGTTGAAACTGCAATTATATTAGCGTTTTTACCATTAACACTAGTGATTGATTTAAATTTAGGTAATTTCTTATAATTGAAACCAGGTGAAATAATTTTAAAATCTTTTATTGCACCCTGAACATTAATAGATCTTGTAGTATATTCTAATTTTTCACAATCAGTATCCAAATAGGTTGTAAGTTCTGGAACTAAAGGTGATATTTTAAATGTTTCATTCGTAACATCAAATATTTTATATTCACCATTGTATGTACTATCAACAAATCTTATTTCTGCATAATTTTCTACATCAGTATCAGATGTGCTAATATATCCACCCTTGGATAAACCATAATATAATCTATCAGGAGTATTTTTTGAATATTGTATAGAAAGTTGTGCACCTATAGGGTCAGTATTATTTGTACCAATACCAACAGTTCCAACTCCAATAACGTTAAATGTTGTGGAATCTTGGGCACTTAAAAATTCATTCGTTAATTCTTTATCATAAAATAATTTAAAATCAAAATTAGATAAAGTTGTGGTTGATAATCCAAAAGTTAAAGTAGAATTTTTTATAACATCAATTCGAGGATTGATTAAAGATATTGATTGGTTAGCACCACCAGTGTTTGCTGTAATTGAAACAATCTTAACTGGAGTTACATTTAGATCAGTTTTTGTTTCTGCAAGTTGGAAATATCTATCACTAACTTTGTTAACATAATAATCACCTGTTGATAATCCAGTAGCCCCTCCATCATAAAACACTTTATCACCAGTTTTTAAACCATGATCACTTATATCAATTCTATTAGTTTCAACATCCGATGCTGAAAAATTAATTGGATTAATTAATAACTTTTCATATTCAGAGTTGTAATTTACAGAAATAGGTGCTGTAGTTCCTATACCAACTGATAAGTTAGGAACCACATTCATCTTAACAATATCACCTTCTTGAAGGTTATGAGATGTTGTATTTGCTGCAGAAACATTGGTTACAACTGTTGTTGTTACTTTATCAAGATCACCAGTTACTTGATTATGGTTAGATGAAAAATAATATAAACCTGATGAAATACCAGCATTTGATCCTTTTGAATAGAAGAATAAACCTTCGCTTGTGCTTCCAATTCCAACTTTTGTAGTGACTATACCAACATAATCTTCACCTTTGTTTATAATATAAACATCCAGTGAATTTTGACCAACGTGAGGGACTTTAAATTCAGTAACATTTGGTGTTCTACCAACATCAAATCTATTAGCACCGTTATTCTTAAATAAAGTAACTTTTTGTCCAGTTTTAAATGGGTGTTTAGGTAGATGTATGGTTCTAGTAGGTATTGATAAATTTTGTACTACTTCTCCAACAATATACTTTACTTCTGTTGCACTACCAGGTGTTGTGCCAACTCCAACTGATTGAGGACCATTAAAGTAAACTAGGTCATTTGTTTTAGATTCAAATTTCTTAGTTTTTACAGGAATATTAATTTGATTATTCAATACATCAATTTTTGAACCTAATGTATGTGCAATACCTATTCCTCCTCCCTCATTTCTTTGCACTCTTATTACTTTTCTTACATTGTAAACATTTAAAACTCTTAAAACTTCGGATCCAACTCTTAGTGATCCACCAACTGAAACTGTATTGGGAATGTCTGTAACGTAAATATCTTCAATCACACCATTAGCATTTCCAACTGCCATTGTTTTTGCTAATCCAATAGTATCAGTTTTAATACCAACTTTAAATGATCCTGTCAAATTAACAATACTTGTGCTCAAACCAGAAACCGATATTGAGGTTTGATCATTTAATTCAAAGAAAGGTAAAACATTAGCTGTTACATTATCATTGTCTTTCCAAGTAAAAACTGCACCTTCAAATTTTTGTAGTGTGGTATCAATCCTAGAAACACCAATACCTACAATTTCATCTACTTTGGCACTAAATCCAGATCCGTTTGTGTCTGTATTATCAAAAACAGTTAAATCACCAACTTTATAACCCTCTCCTCCATCTAAAACAGTTACATCATTTATATCACCTTTTGTTACAGATTCTATTTTTGTAATTTGTCTTATTGTTTCATTTGATTCAGTGATAAAATCATTATCACCAAATTCTTCATCAACAAGATATGGCAAGGTATTTCTTAATAAATTTGAATTATTAAAATCAAAATCATGATCTAAAATGAGATTATCATTTATTATAGGAGATCTATATGTTTGTCCCACAAAGTATGGATATTTACCTTCTAATTTTCCAGTTGCAGATGATATTTCTACAGTGGCAAAATATGCATAGATTCCGTTTGGAAACTCAGGTGTTTTGCAAAATCTACCATTGTGTATATCTAAGTCACCTGATCCATCATATATAAAATCATTAACGAAAAATCCAGCTTTAAAACCACTAGGTCTATTTTCAACTTTAGTAATATCAAGTTTATATGAGGAGGATAATATTTTTAAATCTGAATTTATATTATCTGGATCAGAATACCCAAATGGACCATATATTGGATTACCGTCATATGCCCATCCAATTATTGGAGAGTGTGCTGTAATTTCTTTGAAATCACCATTTGCTTTGAGAGTAAAACTATTCTCTAAAGTTTTAGCTACATCCTGAGAATAACCAAGAACACTAAAACCAAAAGAATTTTTTCTAGATGTTAAATTAAAATCACCAAATCTTCCTGCTCTATTTAAATTTAAACTTCTTACTCTTGCCTCAAGAACTCCATTAGAACCTCTTGGTATTATATCTACCCGTGTAGTTGATGCATTGTAACCTATACCAGTGTTTATAACAATAGCACTAATTATCCTACCATTTTGCACTACAGGTCTGACAATCGCACCTGACCCTAATCCAGAGTCATTGATTTCTAAATTAGGAGTAGAAAAATAACCTTCTCCTCTATTAACAACCACTACATCTTCGACTCTTCCATTAACTATAATTGGTTTGAGTTCGGCATTTTTACCATTAAGAATACTTACTTCTGGTTTTATCTGATGATTTAAAATTGTAGATCCGTAATCTGTTCCGTTATCATAGAGATAACTGTCTACTATTTGACCTTCAACAATTGGTGTTAAATTAAATGATCCAGTGACAGTCGAACCATAAGATACTTCAATATTAACTTTGATTTCTGGATATTCAAATATCTGATGACCAATCCCTGTTGAACTTAATTCAACATAATTACCTCTTTCATATTCTACTGTAGATGTGCCACCGATACCAGCATTTGCAAGTTTAAATGTATCATCATTAATTTTTTTGACGATATAAGATGTAGATGTACTTAATCCTTGAATTGGAGCATCTGATGAATAATTAACTATCTCACCACTTGAAAACCCGTGATTTTTAAAATTAATTGTATCATATGAAGTAGAAATACCTGTTGGATTGACTCTTAATTTACGATTTGTATAACCAGATCCCTCTTCCAAAACTTTGACAGATATAAGTGTTGTTCTATTTTCAGTTCTAAAACGATGTATACCACTAGATGCTGTATCAGTTGATAAACCAACAGTATTAATACCTGCAATACCAGATAAAGCATCTTCTTTCTTGTTAAATATTCTGACTGTTGTTGGATTTACAACTCTTACAAAGTATGGATCACCATCAGATAATGTACCCTTAATAATATTATTATTGTCATATGCATCTCCTATACTTATAGGTGAATTACTATTTGAACCATAATAAACAAGTTGACCATTTTCTAAATTATGTTCAGTTTTAAATGTTATAGTTTCATTATTAATATCAATACCACCATTAAAAAATACATCTCTACTATCAAATTCTATAAATCTATTTCTTATACCAACTACAGGTTGTAGGACACATCCTGTTCCATTACCTCCTGTTATAGAGATACTCTTAACAGATTCAATATCAAAATTTTGTGGATCTACTAAAATTTCTTTAACAGTCCCTTCAAGAACAGGTTGAACTAATGCTTTTGTTCCTGTCGAACCCTCTACACTTATTGATGGTGGATTAACAACATCATAGTCTCTACCACCATTTAAGACATCAATTGACTCTAAAATTCCATAGTAAATGATATCATCAGATATTGGTGATCTAATTTGAACTCCATCTCTAAGTATTCCAATATCGTTGATTGGTGTTTCATGTTTTGAAGATACAGATAAATTTTGTGATAAGGGTATTCTTCTTAAAATTTTATCTGATTGTAGTTTTCTATCTGCGTGTGATTGTAAAATAAAAGTATGATCTTGTGTAGTCGTTGTTCCAATACCTATCTGTACAGTGCTTGCTGTGCCGATTTGACTACGTGACTGATATAATGCTATTTTTGATATATTAGCACCTGCGGGGGGAATAATAGGGTCAACATAATATGTTCTACCAGACTCTAAACCTGATAAAACCTCTGTTGCAGGACTATAAACTATCGCATCTCCTTGTATGAATTTAATATTCTGATTTGAAGGAGGTGTAAATTGAATAAAATTATATTTGTCTGTTAAAATATTTTTTCCATTTAGACTTAAACCACTGGTGACTTCTTTTATCGTATCGATTGTAATGTCATAATTTGGAAGAGAATTTGAGGCAACGTAACCATCAACAGTCCCATCAGTGTATACATTCAATACATCTGATATCAATACATTATTTCCTTGTTCAATCTCAACTCCACTACTACTTGCAGTCTCAATTATTCTTCTTATATCATATAATTGATTAGATATAGTTGTAAATCCTACTACATTGTCTACTGTTATTTGATTTAAATTAGTATCTACACTACTTACTGTTCCAGTTCCTTCAATAACCTGCTCATTTCTTTTTAAAATATGAAAAGCATCTCCAACTTTTAAATTAGATTGGTCAATAGGTGTTCTTAGAGAATATGTTGTACCAACAATATCAATTTGAAATCTTGAGGATGTATTATATTTCCAAGAGTTAGCAAATACTTCCTTATAAGTTGAATTATCATTTTTAATTTTTTCACCAACATTTTTAACAAAAATATTTTCTCCCTCATTTGCAAGACTAATATCAGATACAGGTATCAATTCAGAAAGAACACCTGTTATTCTAAGGTCAATTCTTTTAGATAAATCTCCATCTTCATATCCAAAAATGGTTTCATTTGATCTAATATCATCAGCAGTATTGATTTTTACACCAACACCTGTACATCCAAAAAATTGATTTACTGTTTTAGAAGTATAGTCAATACTGTTTTGTCCACTGATAATAGTTCCTGTTGCTCCAAATCCAACTGTTGAATCAACTGATATAACATCACCATTTACTGCAACATCAGTGAGAACTTTTGTCTTACCAGGAACAGTAAAAACACCTTCGATTAAATCACGATCACTAAATCCAACAAATAATGAAATTTTATAATATGTTTTTTGGTCTCTTTTTAAAATTTCAACTTCAGATACAGATGCGTTTGTTGATGTGTCTGTGGATTTAAATATTGTTTGTCCAACTAAATTTTGAGGATCACCAGTGGATGAAATTAAATCGGCAACAATAACTTCTCTACGTATAAATTCTGCACCAGATGGTTTTATTAAATTTCCCTCTAAATCAAGTATTGTTGTTTCGACACCGTACAACACTTTAAATAAAATTCTTACTGATTCTTCAATACCTTTTGATTGATAGAAAGAACGAGCAAATTTAACAAAATTACCTACATCTAAATCTGTGTCAAAGTCATTATCTTCTAATCCAGGTAAAAATGTTTTTTTGAGTTTTTTGTAAAATTCCTGTAAAAATAAAACAGATAAATTGGTAATCGTACTACCAGAACTATGAGATGCTGCAGTGGTGTCTTCAAAAACTAAACTTTCACGATTTATCTCAAGTAATGATGAAGATACACCAACATTATATCCTGATACACCGCTAAATCCACGAATACAACCTGTAAACGATGTTGAGGTGATACCAGTATAAGATATTATTTCATCATCAATCTTGAGTAAACCATATTCTGATGGAAAACCTTTTGTACTTGTAACTGTAATAGTTGTATCATCAGATGTGATTTCTGAAGAAACACTTGATGTACCAACAACAACTTCAGGAACAAGATTATCTGATCTTAAATACTGATCAAAGTTTGTAATTAAATCACTAGGACCACCTTGAAATTCTTGTGAAATATAATATTGTTTTAAAAACTCAGTGGCATTTGGAAAATCATTCACCAAAAACTCTGGTAATTGATTCTCAATAATAGTATTGACTTTTATTCTTTTGTCAATTTGTGACATAAATTATTTCCTCTCTAAATCTCCATTAGAGTAACTAGAGGTATAATAATCTCTCGTGAATACAACACCTGATACATCTTCACCTGAAGCGATTACATCCTTAAATGTATTTATTGTGCTTTTTGAAACGTCAAAACTTAAATAAAGATCTTTTAATCCTACAACATCATTTGACTCAGGGAATGCCTGAACTTCAATAATATTATTTTGTGATACTGTAGAAGTAATGTTAATTGTATTCAAAATAATTTCACCTTTTTTATAATCTACCATACCTGCATCTTTAATTAATATTTGTTGTTTATCTCTTTGATTTTTAAAAACTACACTCAAAGTTCCCTTCATAGATCCATCAAGATTACCTGCAGCATCTTTATTTGGAACATCAGTAAGAAAAGCGGTTTCATTTGAACCAGATACTGTGAAACCAGTACTTTTAATATTAAAACCAGCGGGATTGATATAAAAACGATTACCAAAACACAATTCATACTGTGCAAACTGATTTAGTAATGCTTTCAAATCTCTTCTTATAATAACTTTAGTAATATTTGAAGTAATACCATTATTAATACGATCAATTAAAGTGCTTACTTTACTATATTTAAATCTTCCACCAAATTTGTTTATTTCAATATTATTTGAATAATCACTCAATCCAGAAATAATCGATGATCTTAAATTATTTGATGAAGAAATCGATGAAGGGTTGTAATATATCGTAGAGTTAATTTCCACATATAGTATCTTTAAGTCAACTATCTCAGAATTAATACCAGCGATAGCGTAGTTCTTTAATTTGTTCTTTATCAGTGTTTTATCAAAATCTGATATGTAAGTACCACCTTTGGGTTTTATACTTATCTGAACTTGACCAAATTTTGGTGGATCCAATTCTTCTCCACCAATCACTGCAACTGACTCAGTTTTAGGGTAAATAGTTTGAATTATTGCTTCGTAATCTCTTGGTGTAACTGCTCTATATTGTGCTGAGTAAAGTCTTGGAGCAAAATACTTAATAGACGACACA